TGTGCCGTTGTTTGTAATAATGTAGTCTACTGGATGACCTACCCAGTTCCATTCGCTTTCGTGTACATCTGCATATTTGGTTTTCATTATCTTGTGACTAACTGCATTAGTGTGTGCTGTTTTTGCTGTTTCGAACCATTCAGGTAAATCTCCGCGTTGTACCCAAATAACAACTCCACCCATTTCTTTGATAAGATCTAATTCGTTTTTAAATCTTGCATCGCTAATAACAGTACAAGGTGTATCTACATGTTGCCTTCGTATGCGATATTCTAAACTGTGTAGCCAAATGTTAGAATCAAAGTGTGTGCGGAGTACATCTGTACCTATTAATTGCAAGGCTAATCGAGGAGTGAAGTTTGGAATACCTAGTTTGCGACCCCAGTATAGGTCTGCTGTTTCACGGAAGTCTCTACTTTCAATAGTATCGCCTTCCATTAGTTCTCTGGGCCAACCAAATATTGATGCAGATAAGTCTTTTAATGGAGAAGCAAAACTATCTTCAACGCAACCACGCTCTACAAACATGTTTGCGACTGTGCCTTTGCCTGAACCTATTAGTCCAACTAATCCTATTATCATATATTAACCTATTACAAATCCTAGTGGGTCACTGCCTTCTTCCATCATGTGAACCGCTTCATTTAGTTTCTCTAACTCTGCTTGAGCTTCTGATTTCAGTGCATCACCGTTAAGAGTAATTGCACCACCTGCACCTGGTAAGCCTGAACTATATTTGCTTCTTGCTTCACCTAGCATAAACTTACTTTGTGCTAGTGCGTATGCACTTAACCAGTCACTTGCATAGACATCTTTTAACAGTATCATTTCTGGTATAAAGTTATATACACCTACTGCTACTTCTTCGTTATGTCTAACATTTCTTAAAATCTGTAATACTTTGCTGTTGCGATTCCAAATAAAGTTATATTCACTACCAAATATACGCCCTACTGTTTCTTTGTATTGTGAGAACGCATCATAAACTGCTAGGCCGCCTATTTGTCCTGCCTGCATCATGTACATGTTGTTGAATGCAACATCAAAAGGATCAAAGTTTACGCCGCCACTGTTAGTACCAATACCTCTACGATAAAGTCTTCTAACTTCCATTACTTCGTCTGGTAAAACATATTCAGTTACATTTTCTTGAGTAGTAATAAAGATCATACTTTCTTCAACTGCACCAGAACTAAGTTGTCTATACTTAGCAAGTGCCTTGTTGATAGCAACATCGTAATGTTCTCTATCGAGTTCTACATCAACAATACCATCTGCTAAACGCAGTTTGATTTCGCTAATAAGTTGCTCTCTGTTTTCGTAACCTATTTTATTAATCGCCATAACACTATTTATCTACTAAAAGGCTTTTAATATGATAGTTGTGTCATTAAAACGCCCGTTCATCTTAGTATCCGTTGTCGTAAGGTCCTTAAACGCCTTACTAAACTTAGTCTTTGCATTTCCAGTCCAGTTTTTAATTTGTTCTGCTGGTTTACGCAATGTTTTTTGTACACTCTTAGTAGGATGAAAATCTTGTAGTGTTGTTCCTTTAACAGTCATGCCGCCTTTTAGATCATCTACTACATACATGCCTACTTTACGAGTTTTTGTATTATACACCCAAATCTCTGTTGCGTCAATGACTTCAGTTGGATTAATACTTGCAATACCTAATCCACTGTCATTAATCTGGAACTTCAATTTGCTTACAACTTTTTCTTTACTTACTGCTTTAGGCTTACGAGTCTTTCTGTTTGCTTTGCCTGTTAAGATAAATGCATCACAAGCCGCATTAATTTTTTCATAAATGGCCAAGAAGTCTTTACGCATTTTCTTGTCCATGAAGTTGTATGCTTCTTTAATGTCTTCGTCTTTCCATTCTACAACTTCTAATGCTTCTCGATATGCTGAATCAAAATCGTCTTTAATAATTTTTGCATGATTAGGTTTTACAACGCCACCACCGTACACTTTCATTTCTGTAAACGGGTCAAACTTTTTAAGATCAAACTTACCAGTTACTAAATCATCAATGTGACCTTCCCAGTTGCCTAACAGGCCTTGCACCTGCTCGAACATTCTTTGTTGTATACTAACTTTGGGTTTTGCATCAGCCGCCTTTGCTTCTTTCTCTTCTATGATGTTTTCGGCTTTGTTTTCTAATGCAGGAATTTTATTTAATAGATGTTCCTTAACATCTGGGTTCATGTAGCCATTTGTTTTGTGCCAAATGTAAGTGTGTTTAGCAAACGAACTAAACCACACATCAGGAACCTTTCTTAACTTCTTGATTAGGTCTTTGTCTAAGCCGCTATCTTTTTCTAACCAAGTAAAGATTGTAGATGCACATTTCTTGTCTGCTACTTCGTAATGTACAAAGTATTCAAACTTGCGATACAATTTAGTCTTCTCTTCGTCAGTTTTAAGGGTATGTATTTCCTGCCACTTAGGTTCTGGCATTAAATATATGTCTTTACTTTTGCGTCTGGCCATTAGTCACTCTCAATTTCATAAGGATTGTTATATACTTCTTTAACCAATGCTGGCCATTGATTAAATCCGATTATGCTATTTTTATCTTTCAACGCATTTTTATCCTTGAGAAATTGAACAATTTGTATGATCCCGCTGAACTTACCGTTTAGTTGTCCAGCTCTAAACGAAAAGTAACTGTTAAGAATTACAAATGCAAGTGCTAGTAGTATCTCATTAAATTCCATACCCATGTCTCCGTGTCTAAAAACGCTATTTTAGCATTAGTTATCATCGATGTCAAGAACTACTTATGATTGAGTGGAGAAATTAGGTTCGTTTGCCAGTTCCTACGGCGTCCAAAGAAGAGCCAATCGATGTGTTCGTCGGCTGTTTTTGCAAAATTATTGTAGCGATCACTGACTGTTACCGCTGAAGTTTGTAAAAGATCTGATGTTAATTCGACTGTTACAGGTTCTGTAATGTACTGATCAAATTGTTTTGGCATTAGCAATGCTAATTTTTTGTAGTCGTTGATTACTTCATATGGCACATTAGCATATTGATCTGTAAAGTCTACTACTAGCTCTACTAAACGAGGCACATAATTATTTAACTGTGCAATAGGCATGAAACTGTTGATACCTTTCCATCCACCCTTGATAGTGTAGCCACCAATAGTATGCAAATTGTATCCTGTTTGTTTCCAAAGCGAGTATCCTTCTTTGTGTTGTTCGAACCATTTACTAATCTCTGGATCAGTTTGTACATACTCCATTAGTGATGCATAGAATTCGCTGTATTGTATGTTTGCTTTACGATACATATAGTCTGCGATAAGTGTAGTTACACCGTAACTATGCATACCCACAACAAACCAAGAGTACTTACTTAGATCGTACATTTCTTCTTTTGTTAATGTGCTAGAACTACTAATAATGTTAATTGACTCTGCTGTTCCGTTGTTAATTTCTTGTTCTACATCACTAGTAGTTTCATAAAAATAATCGTATGCTCTAAATGTTTCCATTCCAAAAGTTTCTTTGTCTTCTACATTCATAGGGGCATTTTCAATCAACTGTAAATAAAAAATATCCATGTTAATAACATTGTTTTCAAACATTGTATCGATAACTTTTAACCAACTGCTGTATGTTTCGCCTGGCATACCCATGATAAGTTCTGTCATAATTGGCAAATTATATTCTTTTGCTTTTTGTGTTACTACTGCAACACTGTTAATTTTCATGTTGTCTCGTTTAACATTCTTTAACACTTCGGGTGTTGTTGACTGAAAACTTGCAGCTGGTGCATTTTGAATATTAGCGTCTAATAACTTTCTACCAATTTGGTAAACTGCATCTATATTGTTTTTTGCATAACTAGCACTAAGAACTTCTGGGATACCTGTTCGTTGTTTTGCTTCTATCATGTAGTCTGCTATTTCTAAATCTCGTTTGAATGCACCAAAGTTACTTGCAGTAAAATTAAAATAAGGCATCTTGTTATCAGCACACCAGTTAATCTCATCATGTATTCGTTGCATGTGAAACTTATGCATTTTACTTGCTGTTGCACTACCCCAGTCACAGTAAGTACACTTGAATGGGCAACCTCTGTCTGTTTCTATCGTAGGCACCCATTCTATATCTGGGTTTGCTTCTATTAAACTATCAAACACTCCTGTTAAATATGGACTTGGTAATTTGTCTAGTTCTTTTATTCTTTCAAACTGTAATGTTTTTGGCAAGTCTTCTCCAGCAATAATGTTTCGCATCACTGCAAGAGCGGCTTGTTCGCCTTCGTTAATTGCTATAGAATCTATATATGGGTGTTTGTCAAAGAAGTTTTTATCTCGCCATGGTATTTCAGGTCCACCTGCTACAATGATAATATTTGGGTTAATTCTTTTGAGTGTTCTTAACAGTTTGTAACAGTAATTAATATTCCACATATACATACTGCAAAATATTACATCACAATCAACAAGTTGTTCAACTGCATCGCCTATTAAAGGTCTTTGAAAAATCCAACTGTGTATTTTAAAGTTATCTTGTATATCTTTATATTGATTTACATAACTCCACAGGCATCCTAAAGTGTACGGCAAGTACCAACTGTTCAGATGTTTTGGTCCTGTCTGAAAATTAGGCTGTATTAGTCCTACGGTTTTCATTTTACTTAGGATCTTGGTGTGTTACCCACCACTCGATTGTTCTTTCTAAGCCTTCGTGTAAATCTACTTTTGGTTCCCATCCTAGCATTTTTGTAATTTTACGATTAGTACTGTTAAGTAAAAATATTTCACCAGGTCTATGTGGCTTGTAATTCCATTCTATTTCACCATTCCATCCTAACTTATGTGCAATCATGTTTGCATAGTCCTTAATTTTAATTGCATTGTCTGGTCCTATGCAAAATATTTCTCCTGCACATTTGTCTGGGTTCTCAATAACACATTTCCATGCCTGAAGTAAATCATCAATGTAAATAAAGTTTCTGTAAGGCTCTGCATAACCTAATTGAATCTTTTCATGGTTATTAATCATTTGATTAATAATTTGTTCTGTTACAAAGAAGTCGTTATCTTTTCTACCATACGCATTAGTTTGCCTAATAGCAGTAAACGGTAAGCCATAACTTCTATGTGCATATTCTAAATACTTTTCACAAGCATACTTGGCAACTGCATACGGAGCATTTGGGTTTGGTTGTGTATCTTCGTCAAATGCTATCACATAGTTTTCTTGTCCAGCTCTGATTAAATCACTAATAGGTTGCCAGCCATACACTTCCATTGTACTAGCAAACACAAAATTCTTTAAGTTTTTAAGTTCTCTACATGCTTCAATTAAATTTACTGTACCAACATAATTAATATCACTAAATTCTATTTGTTCTGTAAAACTTTTCTCTACTTCTGTTCTAGCGGCTAAGTGTACTATTATTTCTGGGTCAAATCTGCGTAATTCTTCTTTTACATTTTCGTGTTCTCTGAGATCGCAACCTAACGCACAGATTTCGTGCTTATCTTGTAGCAATGGCACCATATGTGAGCCAATAAACCCATCATGCCCTGTAATAAAAATTCTCAATTGTGTGTCCTCATTTGATAGTAACTATTTAGCAGATAGCGTTTTAGATCTTGATAAATAGTGTTATGCCAAGATTGAGTTTATGGAATCCAACAAAGACAAACGATTTCGATTTTATTGATCGAGTCGTTGGTGAACACCTCCACGCGGGTGGGACCGGTGTGCATTTGCACAAATATTTAGGTACACAGGCTATTGCAGACACAAAAGACCCTACAAGGCCTGGAACTGACGGCAGTAACACTGAAGTTTTTATACAAGACTTGCTATTCTTAGAAAATAGAGATAGACGATACGATAAAAACATATACGAGTTGCGTGGACAATACAACATAGGCGACAATGACGGATTTGATTTAACACAATTCGGAATGTTTTTGGCAAACGATACCCTGTTTATGAATTTCCATATAGAAAGTATGGTTGAAACAGTAGGTAGAAAATTAATGGCCGGTGATGTAATCGAATTACCTCACTTACGAGACGACTTATTATTAGGTAGTGACGAAGCCATAAACAGATTTTATGTAGTAACGGATGCTAGTAGACCAGCAGAAGGTTTTGATCCTCGTTGGTGGCCTCATTTATGGAGAGTTAAACTAGGTCCTATTACAGACTCACAAGAATACAGAGATATTCTTGGTACCGGCGAGGAAGAAGGCGATCTTAGAAATCTTATTAGCACTTATGCTGACGAAATTGCAATTAGTGAAGCAATCACTGAAGCAGCTGAAAAAGATGTACCGTATAATCCTCAGCAGAACGATACAGCACATTTATATGTAGATGAAAATGCAAAAGGCAAACCTAGAATTGACTTTGCTTCTGCAGATGGTACTCCACCAAACGGAGCATCTATAGTTGGTAGTGGGGAATCATTCCCAACTAGTGGTACAACAGATGGTGATTACTTTTTGCGTACAGACTTTGTGCCTAATAGATTATTCGAAAAGCAAGGTTCTCGTTGGAAATTTATTAAATCAAATAGCAGTGGGTCGTGGACGGCTGCAAATAGAATACTTACAGGCTTTATTAACAATGAAAATCTTGTTAGCAACGCAGACGGGACTATTACAGGAGAAAAAGTCAATCTAAGCCAGGTAGTTAAGCCTAAGACGGATAACTAATGTTTAGTATTTTTAACAGAGGAAAGAAAATGAACAGAGAATCAGTATTTGAACAACTAAAAATTGACGAAGGAGTTGTTTATGAAATTTATAAAGACCATTTGGGCTACCCAACTTTCGGAGTTGGCCACCTGGTCCTCGAATCAGATCCAGAGTTTGGACAAGAAGTCGGAACACCTGTCTCAGAAGACAGAGTTAGAGACTGCTTTGAACGTGACCTTGACACCTCAATTAGTGAGTGTGTTGCTTTATATGGAGAACAGTTCAATGAATGGCCAGGAGAAGTGCAAGAGATCTTAGTGAACATGATGTTCAATATGGGTCGTACTCGTTTAGGCAAGTTTCAAAACTTCCGTAAAGCACTAGAAGCTCAGGATTGGAAACAAGCAGGAATAGAAGGCAGAGATAGCCGTTGGCACAAACAGGTAACTAACCGTGCTGAAAGACTAATGGTAAGATTAGAACAAGTATAAGGCATTATGGAAGAGATGAGAGAACTTAATGAGCAACGAGTTTGCGAATTATTAAATGAAATAGTAGAACTAGAAATGGCTGGTGTTGTAAGATACGCACACAGTTCATTGATGATTACTGGACCATATAGATTACCTATTGTAACTTTTTTGCAAGAACAAGCAAATGAAAGTTTACAACATGCATTACAAGCAGGCGAATTTATAACAGGA